AGACGGCTCGCACTGGAGCGGCAGGTCAGCTAGCAAACATCGCACAGACTGGTTTTGGTATGGGTCAGCAAGCACTCGCAGGTCTACAGCAGACTGGAGCGCAACAGCAGGCTCTACAGCAGGCGCTCATCGATGCGGCAAAGGGTCAGTACGCAGGCTACGTTGGACAGCCACAGCAGTCGATTGGTTACGTCTCTCAGGCTCTTGGTGCGACACCAGTACCTCAGACCACGACTACATCTAAACAGCCGGGTCTATTCGATTACCTCACACTAGCGTTGGCGTAATACTATGTTGATGGATGCACTAGACAGTTGGCTAAAAGCCAAAGATCAAGAAAGCAAGCTCAAGGCTAAAGGCGCGGGATCACCTAACGATATGATGAAGGTTGATCCTGAATTGCAAAAGGTTAGAGCTACCCTTGGTGAAGGTGGAGCGACTGACTTCATGTCGCATCTAGGAACAACACTAGGCGCTCGTGTTTTAGGCAAGACTGGACTCGATCAATTAGGTGTTGGTAGCGAATCACAAGCAATGCAGAACGCATTGGCGTATCAGCAATATCGGCGTCCAGAAATGTTAGCCGCAGGATCTACAGACGGCCTGACAGGCGCTCTCAACGTCCCATCATCGGGAGGCGGCGATAAAAGCAACCTCAAGAAGATGATCGACATGTACAAGATGATGCAGGCAGGGTAGGGGCTATGTTAAGACCACGCGCAACAGGTTTAATGGATTCGTTATTGGCTAGTTTCAATCAGCCTGATCGAATCACTCAAATCCCGGCAAGGCCAACACCATTAAGACCGCTAACTGAACAAGAGACTGTATTACCTCTTGGACAGCCAGTAATGCCTAATATGAGCGCCATGGCTGATGAAGCAATAGGCCAAATGGAAGCGGGAACAACTTCTGCTGACTTCCCTACTGCAACTCCAGAAATACCACAACAGCCTGATGAAGAGCCGGGCATGTTTTCCAAGTTGTATGACAGCACTATGGGAGATGAGGCGTGGCGCTTACGCAAGGCTATTGCGCTGAACTCTATGCGGCTAAATCCAGACCAAGGATTAGCATCTGCTTTGAGTAGCCGTTTAGACACGGTTACAAAGATGGGTGTAATGAATAAAACAGCAAAAGCTGTTGCCGACAGATTGCGGTTGATGGGATACGAAAATGAGGCCGCTCTTGTTGAGGCAAATCCATCAATGGCTAAAGAAGTCTATGCCGCGATCAAGACAAAAGATAAGCCAATGTCAACCATTGGGAAGCTCACTGACGACTTCAACAATGGAAGAATCACTCGTGATGAATATGACATAGGTATTGAGGCTATAAAGAAAGCAGGCGTCACAGTCGAATTAGGTGATAAAGCTCGCGGGCAAGCATTGGGCGCGGCAGGAAAAGATATTTTCAAAAGTGACGTTGATTCAGCGACTGGCGCACAAAAAGCCTTACAGACAATACAAAAAGCAGATGAAACATTGTCTTTGCTATCAAGCGGAGCGCCGACAACTGGATTAACAGCAACATTCAGGAATGTGATTGATAATGCCTTATCCTTCATCGGCGATGAATCAGCCATCAACAGAGCAAGCGACACGGCGTTACTTAACTCATTATTAGGTCAAGATGTATTCAGTGCAATTGGCGCTTTAGGTATTGGTGCAAAGGGTCTTGATACTCCTGCAGAACGTGAATTTCTGCGAGAAGTCATGACTGGCCGCATTGACATGACAGATGAGTCAATCAGAAAGATTACAGCACTGCGCAGGAAGTATGCAGAAGAAGCAATCAAGCAATACAACAGGAAAGTAGAAAGCGGAGACTATGACCTGCTCAATGCAGAATTTGGCAATCGATTCAAAAAAATTGAAATCCCAGAAGCTCCAGAAATTACATATCCAAGCGCACCGCCAGTAGGTTCAACTAAAGTATATCAAGGCTCAACTTGGGCGTTCAAAGGCGGTAATCCTTATGACCCAAATAACTGGGAGAAACAATAATGGCTGAAGTCGCACCTTGGGAACAAGACTATGGTAAAGCTCCTGCGGTTGATGTTGCGGGAGCCGCTATTACAAATTTCCCGGCATCAGCATATAAACTAGGCAAACAGACCTATGAGGCAATTACTAGCCCATTAGAAACGGCAGATGTAATCACCAAACTGGGGGCGGGGTTGTTGCAACAGGCTTTACCAGACGAGCTTGTTGACATGATAGGACGAGATCAGGAATCAATTGATTTAGCCAAAAAAGTCGGCGAAATGTATGTGCAGAAATACGGAAGTATTGAAGGTTTTAAAAGCGCGTTTGCAAATGATCCTGCAGGAATTATCAGTGACGTAGGTTTAGTCCTAGGTATTGGTTCTGCGCCTTTCGCGGCAAAAACTGGCGCTGTCGGCAAAACAGCTAGAGCAGGGCAAGCGACATCTAAGTACACAGATCCTTTAGGAGCGACTCTTGGTCTTGCAACAGCCGGAGGTAAAGTCGCGTCTGAAGTTCTTGGAGCCACAACCGGTGTTGGCGGGACTCCAATACGAGAGGCTTTTGAAGCGGGAGCAGAAGGCGGCAAGCGAAGCGAATTGTTTGTAGAAAGCATGCGCGGGAAAAGAGATCCTGCCGCTGTCGTAGCTGATGCTATAGAGAACTTATCTCAACTAAAAAGACGCCGCAGTGAGCAGTATAGGCAGTCGATGGCGCAGGGCGTGTTGAAAGACCCTACTACACTCAATTTTGCGGGAGTTGATGCGGCACTACAAAGTGGGTTTGATCGCTTCAGTTACGGTGGCAAGGTCACAAACCAACAGGGCGCTAGTGCGGTTGGTGATGTGAAGAAACTTGTTGATGAATGGAAGGCCGGAGACCCAAGCGTATTTCACACAGTAGAAGGTTTCGATGCTCTAAAGAAGGCTATATGGGAAATACAAGACAGCCTGCCGATGGAAGCTAAAAGCGCGAGAGGTGCAATTGGCGACATTTATAACACCGTAAAGTCAGATATCGTGAAACAAGCCCCTGACTACGGAAGAGTCATGAAGGGGTATGAAGAGGCAAGTCAGTTAATACGGGAAATCGAAAAAACTTTATCTCTAAACCCTACCGCAACGATCGACACTAAATTGCGTAAGCTACAGTCGATTATGCGCAATAACGTAAACACTAATTATGGTCAGCGGGTAAAGTTAGTCGATGAACTCGAAGGTCAGCCTAATCTATTGAAGCCTCAGTTAGCAGGTCAATCTTTAGAGCAGGCGACTCCTCGCGGCATACAAAGCGCAACACAGCCAATGGCAATTGCCTCAACAGGATTTTTCCAAGGAATCCCGGAGGCAATAGGATTAGCAGGTGCAAGCTCTCCGAGATTGATAGGAGAAATGGCGTACAAGCTAGGTCAGGCTAGAGGATTAGGCTCAAAACTTCCTGATATTCCGCTAGTGTACTCTCCTGAATTTAGATTGGCTCTGGCTGAGACACAGCAGGCAAAAGAGCAAGCAAGCGGCAGAAAGCCTTGGGAGCGATAAAATGACTCAAACACCTCAACCGATGAAGCCTGATCAAATCGAGTCGATCGCTAGCGAAGCCGTTAGTGACGCACTGGACTTCATCGAGTCAGAGATTTCAGAAGACCGCATCAAGGCACAGCGTTACTTTGATGGTGACATTGATCTAGGCCACGAGGAAGGCCGTAGCCGTGTTGTGGCTACAAAGGTGCGTGACACTATCCGCTCAGTCAAGCCATCGCTGATGCGTATCTTCTTGTCGAATGAGAAGTATGTTGAGTACATCCCGCGCTCACCACAAGACGTAGGGCAGGCAGAAACTGCTACCCGGTACGTCCACTCTACATTTACTGAGAATAACGGATACCGCATCCTTCAGAATGCATTCCACGATGCTTTGTTGAAGAAGACAGGTGTTGTGAAAGTTTACTGGGATCAGTACACAAAGGGTAAAACCTACGAGCTTACTGGGCTGACCGAGCAAGAGTACCTGATGGTCACTCAGGAAGACGATATTGAGATCATCGAGCAATCGATGGAAACCTCCGTATCTATGGATCAGATGGGCATGGAGATCGAAACCCCGATCTATGACGTAAAGCTCATGCGCAGGAAAGAAGGTGGAAAGCTCTGTGTTGAGCCAGTGCCTCCTGAAGAGTTCTTTGTCGATCGTGGCGCTAAATCAGTTGAAGACTTCTATGTGATCGGTCACCGCACAGAGATGCGCGTAGGTGATCTAGTCGCAATGGGCTATGAATTTGAAGAAGTCTCTGAACTGACAGGCATCTCTGAGCATGACACTCTGGCCGAGGCGGAAGACTTTGAGCGCCGGGGCTACGAGCAGTCAGATGAGGAAGATATCAAAGATCCATCGATGCGTAAGGTAGCCGTCACAGAAGCATATATGCGGATGGACGTAGACGGCACTGGCGTCCCAATGATGTACAAAATCACGTTGGGCGGCGGTCAGTATAAGTTGCTCGATTATGAGCCATGCGATGACGTACCGTTCGCAGTGTTTGAGGTAGATCCAGAGCCACATGCATTCTTTGGCCGGTCAATGGCTGACCTAATTCTTGACGATCAGGATGCGGCGACATCGATTCTGCGTGGAGTCCTCGACAACATCGCAATGACCAACAACCCACGCCTTTCGATGGTAGAAGGTCAGGTCAACATCGATGATCTGCTCAACAACGAAATCGGTGGTATCGTCCGGGTTAAAGATCCAAGTGCCATACAGCAACTTGGAGTGCCATTTGCCGCAGGGCAAACGCTAGCGGCTCTCGAATACTACAATCAAGTTGTCGAGCAAAAGACTGGCGTTTCTCGTGCATCGAACGGGCTAGACCCAGACGCATTACAAAACACAACTGCAACCGCTGTGGCGATGACAGCGCAGGCTCAGGCAGGGCAGATCGAGGTAATCGCTCGGAACCTTGCAGAAGGCGGCATGACGCAGTTATTCAAGCTCATGCTCAAGTTGCTTGCTGAGAACTCTCCAGACGAGACGCTGATGAAGATAGCAGGTGACCAGTTCGCGCCGATCGATCCGCGCTCGTGGAATGTCGAGATGGGCGTATCAGTCAACGTAGGTCTTGGAACTGGCAAGGAAGATCAGCAGGCCGCTGTCCTACAGGCCACACTGCAAACACAGATGAGCATATGGCAGACCTATGGCCCGATGAACGGCTTGGTGTCTATGGTCACAATTCGCAACACACTTGCAGATATCCTCGCGCTAGGTGGTGTTCGTAACTCTGACAGGTACTACCTGCCGATGAACCCACAGCAGGAGCAGATGCTGATTCAACAGCAACAGCAGATGCAGGCGCAACAGCAAGCAGGTCAGCAAGATCAGCAGGCTCAGGCACTGGTGCAGGCAGAAACGATCCGGGCGCAGGCCAAGGCTCAGTCTGACATGGCGAAGATCCAGTTGGACGCACAGAAGGCTCTGGCATCAGATGACAGAGAGCGCGACAAGATGGATCAGGATCTATTGATCAAGGCGGCAGAGGTGATCGGCAAGTACGGCACAGCGGTAGACGTAGAGCGCATCAAGGCAATGCAAGCAGAGCCACGATTCGCGGATACATCACCACAACAAGCTGTGACGCAGGCTAGATATTAATGTCAAACATTAAGGATAAGGCTACCAAGATCCGCATGCTAATGAAGGATGAAACCTTCAAAGAAGTTATGCAGGGCGTGAGAACGGCGCAGGTTGGTGTATTTTTATCCAGTAGTGCTACAATCGAGTCTGTTGAAGAAGCGCATCAAATCGTTGTTGCGCTTGATAAAATTGAGGCGTACATGCAAACCGTTTTAGATGACGAGGCAGTGTACGACAAGAAACATTCATAACACTGGAGACACTGTACCGTGGAAACGACAGAATCTGGTAATACTGCACTGAGCTTAGACTCAGCGGCAGATTTGCTAATACAGGATCAGCAACCTGAGCAAGCTGAAGAGGTAGCAGAAGTTGAGGAGGAGCAACCCGTAGAGGACTCTTTCGATGAAGCGGATGACTCGGAGGATGCTGAGGTTGAGGAAGTCGATGCCGATGAAGTCGAGGAAATCGATGACGAGGCAGAAGACGAGGAGTACGAAGACACAGAGGAAGACGATGAGGAATCTGACCCTGCGCTAGAAAGCTATATCGTAAAGGTAGACGGCCAAGAAAAGCAGGTAACTCTAGAAGAACTCAAGCGTGGTTACTCAGGTCAGCAGTACGTCCAAAAGGGCATGCAGGAAGCGGCTGAGGCTCGGAAACAAGCTGAAGGCGTCTATGAAGCCCTGATGCAAGAAAGACAAAATCTTGCACAATTGGTACAGATGGCACAGGCAGGTGAATTTGCCCCGCCAAAAGAACCTAGCAAAGAGTTGTTTGACGCAGATCCGATTGGCTATATGGAAGCCAAGATGAACTACGATGAACAGATGAAGTCATACGGCGAGAAGCAACAGGCATTACATCAACAACTGCAAGCGCAGTCTGATGCAGAGCAAAGAGCAAGATCGGTGTATGCACAACAGGAAGCTCAAAAGCTAGTAGAACTCGTCCCTGAGTTACGAGACGCCGGTAAGGCATCGCATTTCAAGGATAAGGTAGTGAAAGCGGCGACAGAGGTCTACGGCTATACGCCAGACGAGATCGCTAACATCCAAAGTCACAGAGACTTCATGGTTCTCAGAGACGCGATGCTCTACCGCGAGATGATGGCAGGCAAGGAAAATGTTCAGAAGAAGGCTAAAAAGGCCAGACCGATGATCAAGCCCGGAGCCAAAAAAGTCAGTACCAATAATGACGTAGTCCGCAAAAAGCGGGCAACACTGAAGAAGACAGGTAGCATCAACGATGCGCTGTCGCTGATTTTAGATAACTAACTTGAGGTAAATTATCATGGCACAGCCAACCAACACTTTTGACAGCTATGATGCTGTCGGTATCCGCGAAGATCTGGAAGACATCATCTATGATGTAAGTCCAGAAGAAACGCCTTTTTATTCAGCCTGCGCGAAAGTAAAGGCAACCAACACGTTCCATGAGTGGCAAACGGACTCGTTGCGTAGTTCTGCCGCAAACGCCAACGTGGAAGGAAATGAAATTACCGCTGAAGCAAGATCTGCGACAAGTAGGCTAGGAAATTATACCCAGATATTTGTCAACGCAGTAAGCGTTCCAGATACAGATGATGGTTTGAACAAGGCGGGACGCGCAAAAGAGATTGCGTACCAGACGCTTAAAATCGCTAAAGAGCAAAAGCTCGATATCGAAAAAGCATTGTTCGACAACAACGCTCGTGTAGCAGGTAACTCTACTACTGCGCGTGAATTGGCGGGTGCGCCTACTTGGTTGATCACCAACACTGTGTTTGGTGCAAACGAAGGTGCGGACGCTACTGGTGACGGCACAGACGCTCGTACAGACGAGACTACCGCACTGACAGCGTTCGATCAGGCTAAGTTTGACTCAGCCATGCAAAGTATCTGGGAACAGGGCGGCAAGCCAGACGTTGTTTACTTGTCAGCGTTCCAGATGAACAAAGCTCTGGGCTTCACTGGAAACAACAATGCTCGCGCCACTATCGGTGCTTCTGTTGGCGGTACAAACGCTGTGGTTCAAGCGGTTGATGTCTATGTCACGCCGTGGGGAACAGTCGAATTTTCTCCAGTCAGGGAAAATCGCTCGCGTGACGTATTCATCATGCAGAACGACATGTGGGCTGTTGGCGTATTACGTCCAACTAAGAACACTGCGTTGGCCAAAACTGCTGATGCAACACGCCGATCTGTAATCACAGAACTGACATTGATCTGTAAAAATGAAAAGGCATCTGGTGGAGTGTTCGACAACACTACAAGCTAGTTTGCTTAACCAAGGAAGGGGCTACGGCCCCTTTCTGCTTTGGGAGATAGACAATGGCTAAATATAAAGTCGTAGTATCAACACTATTTTTGGCAGGTCAGAAGTACCGCCGTGGCGACATTGTTGAATGCGCTAACCCAGAATTGCATGGAACCCGACTGGAGCCAGTTGTGGAGCCAAAGGTAGAAGAGAAGCCGAAACCTGCTCGTAAGCCACGGGCTAAGAAGGCGGAATGAAAACAGGCGAAAAGATTCTGTATGACCACACTGAAGACAAGGTGGTAATCCAGAAGACTCATGACGTTACCCCTGAGATGCATCGCGCACAGATGTTGCGTGACGCAGGCGCAGGCCAGAAGGGCGAGCATCGGCTCGTAGGAACAATTCCACTGAACCTCATTGCAGAGTGGTGTAAAGAAGCAGGCGTAAAGTGGAATGACACACAAGCCCGGCAGGAAGTTGTAAAGCGCAAGATCCTGTCTGGAGACTTTGACAAGTTCAGGGTTTGGAAGGGAACGTATTGAAGTGGATAGGCGGACTGCGGCTTCTGCTCATAAGCGGATTGATGATCTGGAGAAACAACTCGTGAAACATGAGGCTGTATCTACAGAGCGTTGGACAGAAACAATTTTACGAATCAAAAGGATTGAGGCGATCATGATCGGGACAGCCGGTGCTACCATCATGCTCCTGATCACCCTGTTAACAAAAACGGGATAGAGAGCCATGATATTTGAGGCCATAGCCGCTATTAAGATTGCCAACGAGGCGATCGGCGCGATCAAGGAATTTGCGGGCCACGTTTCTTCTGTAGGAGAGATGGGTAAAGATTTAACGAAATTGGCAGACGCCAAGGACGATATCGAGAAGGCGGCTAAGGACGGCGACATGGAAGCGTTCTGGGCTTTAGAAGATATTAAGCGGCACGAGGCTGAGGTAAAGCAACAGTTCATCTACGCAGGACGCGCAGGGCTGTGGGACGATTACTGTAAGTTCATAGCAAACCGCAAGCAACTGCGTGAGAACGAGCGGAAACGTGCAGAAGCTAAAAAACTGGCTCGTAAAAAAGCCGTACAGAATGGATTCCTGTATGTGGCTGTTGGCATTGCTGTCCTCGGTGTTGTGGGCGGGGCCGTGGCCTTACTACTGTGGATTATTAGCCTTAAAGGTACTTAGAGATGGCTATCGTATACCGTGGTGAAAAATTCAGCGGCTACAACAAGCCCAAGAGAACGCCGGGAGCATCTAAGAAGTTTGCGGTGCTAGCCAAAGAAGGCGAGACGATCCGACTCATTCGATTCGGTGATCCTAATATGAAGATCAAAAAATCAAACCCAGAGCGCAGAAAATCTTTTAGAGCGCGGCATCGCTGTGACAGCAGTCCGCCGTCAAAACTAACGGCCAGATACTGGTCATGCAAGAAGTGGTGAAAACTATGGCTAAGAAAGCATATGGCAAGAAGATGTCACAGAACAGTAAGGCGCAGAAAGGGTTCACGCCATGCAGTCGTTGCCCCAACCCTAGATCATGCGCGGCGGCAGGTGGCGGCAAAGGAATGTGCCTTGCACAAGCAATGTCATGAGCCTGTACGCGAACATCCACAAGAAACGGAAACGCATCAAGGCAGGCTCGAAAGAGAAGATGCGGAAGCCGGGGACTAAAGGCGCTCCAACTGATGCGGCATTTGCTAAGGCAAAGAAGACTGCCAAGAAGCCAAAGAAAAGGACAGCCAAATCATGACAGAATCTGAAGCAAACAAGTATGACCTGAATGGCGATGGAGTGATTGACGCTGAAGAGCGCAAGATCATGCTTGAGGACATGCGTAGAAAAATGGAGGATTCCGATCAACAGCGTGACGCTATTAGGTCTATGGCGTGGTTCTCGCTGTTCGGTCTTTTGTTATATCCACTAGGGATCTTTTGTGCTGACATGTTTGGCATGGATAAAGCGGCAACACTAATCGCTGACATCGCGCCTACTTATTTCGCCTCAATCGCTGTGCTTGTCAGTTCATTCTTTCTTGGGGACGCTGTCGCTAAGAAGAGAAAGGCCGAGTAATGAAGACCTGTCTGTATAGCTTCACACGAGGGCTGTACGAGACCGAATGCGGCAGTAAGACTGTCGCCAGACCAGTACAGCGGTGTGATCGCTGTGGACGCAAACCAGAGGAGGTTGAGCGTGTTACAGATGTTGCTAGGCCCGGCAATGGAGTTGGGCAAGGACTTCCTGAAAGGAAAGGCTGAAGAGAAGAAAGCGATTCAACAGCGTAAGATCACTGCGATCAACAATGACGCTGACTGGGAATCCAAGATGGCTGACGCTTCAGCAAACTCATGGAAAGATGAATACCTCACTATCGTCCTGACGCTCCCCATCATCGCTGTCGGCTACGCTGTGGTCACTGGCGATAACTCAGTAATTGATCGTCTAGATCAAGGGTTTTTGGCTCTGGAAAAGACCCCTGAGTGGTATCAGTATTTATTATTCCTTGCCTGTAGCTCGGCCTTTGCCGTCAAGGGCGCGGACAAAATTATGAGCTTGAGGAAGAAGAAATGAATTTAGAGCAACTGCGTTTAGAAATCGAGGCTGATGAGGGCGTCAAGTATGAGGTCTACCTCGATCATCTAGGACTCCCAACGTGCGGTATCGGCCACTTGGTTGTGGAGGGTGATGAAGAGTACGGCGCTGAGGTTGGCACACCCGTCTCAGAAGAGCGTGTAGCAGAGCTTTTCGAGTCAGATGTACAAGTCACCATTGATGAGTGCGAACGTCTTTACAGCGGCTTCTCAGAGCTTCCTGAAGAAGTTCAGCACATCCTAGCCAACATGATGTTCAACATGGGGCGTCCACGACTGTCAGGCTTCAAGAAGTTCAACGCGGCTGTAGAGGCAGGTGAGTGGCAGGAGGCCAGTGAAGAGATGATCGACAGCCGTTGGTATCGTCAGGTGACCAATCGTGCCGAGCGTCTCGTAAAAAGAATGCAAGCAGTTTAAACATCAACTGTTGCACAGCTAAACATAATATGTTGTAATCCTCCCGTTGTTTACCAATGGGAGAATGCAATGAAAAATCAAACAACACTTTTAGGCCGCATCTGGTCTGATCTATCTAACGTCAATGTCAACGATCACATTGAGAAGAAGGGGCAATTGTCCTACCTCTCATGGACTTGGGCATGGTCAAAACTCAAGTCTGCTTATCCTGAGACGTACATCAGTTTTAAGAACGTGCGCCACAAGAACGACTCGATGACTGTCGAATGCTTTATCAATATCCATGATGGTGAAGAGGTATGCTCTGGCTACGGTTGGTTGCCTGTTATGGATAATCGCAACAGGGCGGTCATTGATCCTGACGCTAGAGCGATTTCAGATGCTCGTATGAGGTGTCTTGTAAAAACGATTGCCATGACCACAGGATTAGGGCTGTACATATACGCAGGCGAGGATATCCCGCAGGCCGAGAAAGACGCGCTAAATCAGCCGATCGACAAGGCTCAGGCTCAACGCCTCAATGAAATGTTGGACTACTCAGGAACCGACATACAAAAGTTCCTAGCGCACTATCGGATCAGTTCTGTGTCCGAGCTACCACAATCGCATCATGAGCAGGCGTATAACGCGCTGTCGCAAAAGATCGCGCAGATGGAAGCTCAGACTGCACAAGCTGATAACGAGTTGTCAGATGTCGATCTGTAAGTGGTGTGGTGAAAAGGCTGTCGTCATCGACAGCTTTGGCATCCAGTGTGCCGCATGTTGGCTTAAAGGAGTAGGCAATGGGAAAAGGAAGCAAACCTCGTCCGATACCGAACAAGGAAAAGTTTCAGGAAAACTGGGACAACATCTTCAAAAGGGGCAAGCACGATGAGAGTGATCAATCACGAGCAAGGGACACAGGAGTGGCTGAACAGCCGCCTAGGCTGTCCTAGTGGGTCAGGATTCGACAAGTTGATTCAGGCCAGTGGCAAGCCTTCTACACAGGCTGAAGGGTACATCAATCAGTTAATCGCTGAATTGATGACCGGCAAGACCACAGAGGTCAAGGTAACTGATGCCATGCAACGTGGGACTGAACTCGAACCGATGGCTAGAAATTTTTACGAGTTAGCCAGTGGTAACGAGGTTCAGGAAGTAGGTTTCTGCCTCCATGACGCCTTGATGGCAGGGGTGTCACCGGACGGTTTGATGGAAGACGGTGGGCTAGAAATCAAATGCCCGACTCCTGCAACACATATTGCTTATTTACGAGCAGGTGTGTTACCAACTAAATACAAACAGCAGGTGATGGGCTGTATGTGGATCACTGGTAGGCAGTGGTGGGACTTTGTGTCTTACCACGAGACGATGCCTGCGCTGATCGTCAGAGTCGAACGTGACGATGACTACATCACGCTACTGGCTGATGAGGTATCAAAGGCCGTAGACACAATTCAATTAGAAGTTAATCGATTAAGGAAAATGCAATGACACAATATGACAACACAAACCGGGGCGCTATCTGGCGCAATGAGAAGAAACGTCCTGACAAGCGTGACCCAGACTTTACCGGGGTAATGAACATCGAAGGTGTGGAATATCACATGTCAGGTTGGTTGCCTGATCCAGAGCGCAAGGGGCCAAAGACGCCTGCAATGACGTACTCGTACAGGCGCGTTGAAGAGCAGAATCCTCAGCCGATCGAGAGAACGATTGAGACCAATCCTGCGGCTGATGTTAACGATCAGATTCCTTGGTAACAAAAAAAGCCCCGTAGCTTAACGGGGCAAAGGGGTCATCCCAATGAGAGAAACATCTTGCGATGCAGTTACATATTACCACGGGAGCGATAAATGACACGAGTAAACGCAGGGCTGTGTGTTAAGAACGCCCAGAAAGAACTCAACATACCGAACGAGCGGATGGCTAGGGACTTCAGTGTTCACCATCAGCAGGTGTCGAGATGGCGGGTCAATTCAGATATGCACCTGAGCAAGTTGCAGATGTTTGCCGAATATTTTGAAATGGATTTGTATGAGTTTTTGAAATTAGGAGAAGAATCCAATGGGTAACAAGAGATGGTCAAACAGTGAGCTACTGATGCTCGGTGACTTGTACCGGGACGGTCTGAGCTACAACGACATTGCGTGTAAGTTGAAGCGCAGTAAACGTGGAGTGGCGCATGCGCTTTACGCATACCGGCATGTGATCAACGTGGAGTACCGCAGGAAGCGCGGAGAGTACCACTCAGAGATGCCAACGCAGGAAGAGCTACGCGCACCAGTGAAGGACTTTACGCCTGCTAGCAAGCCTTGGTGGAAGTTCTGGGGATGAGTGACTCGCTCAAACAGACGGTAACGTCAGAGCAGGCCGCACTGCAGTCGTATCGTGACATCAAGAATATGATGAAAGATCACGGCTACTGTGTG